CATCTAAATATCTTTTTTGGATTCCGGGAGAAGTTAGAATCTTAAACCTGCAAAGAATGTCTTTATTAAAAAAGTCGCGCTTTGCCAATTCATTTACAACATCATTCACGAGCGCAGCGGTAACCCCGTCACCGACACGTTTTGCAAACATGATGGCATCATCTTCATTCCAGTCCGAATAATATCCATTACGATAAATTTTACATAACAGCTTTATCGCTATCAATTCCCCCTTTGTTCCAAACCTGGCAGCAACGAATTCTATTTTCTCATCATTGAAAAAATCAATGTCTAAAGGAAAATAATCGAGACCCGTTTTTTGCTTTACTGCCATTTGTTATTTTTTTTACCTGGTGTGATTTAACTTTTCAGATTATACAATTTTTTACGGCGTTTGCTTTCGATCTTATCCTTATTCATTTTATAATACTTCTTCTGATAGTCTCTATTACTTACACCATCCCGCGGCATCTTCTTTGCGGCGTCTGTTAGGCTTCCAGTTATCGGGCAGTAATTGCCGCTAACTAAATCATTAAGGCTTATATATTTTATTGATACTGGCATATATAACCCCCTGTTGTTTTCGATATGCCAGCCAAAACATTTTGAATAGCTGTTCTTGAAACACCCAATTTCTCACTCGCCTCTGTGATTGATTTAAATATTTGTTCGCACCCACCTTTCTTTACCTTAATTCTTTTAGATGGGCAATGAGAAGGTCTCCCTTTTAATGCTTTGCTGATTTTGTAGCGCCTTTGATCTGTTTCATCATATTTTTTATGGCATGAAACACAAAGCTGAACGAAGTGGTTTATTTCTTTTTTATATGGCAAACCCTTTCTAAGGGCCCATTCATACTTACTTCCAACTATATGGCAATGATCACATTTTGTTGCCTTGCCATATCTTTTTGTAATCCATTGATGAATAGCTGAATACTCTCGGACTAAAATGCCTGTATTGCCTTGCATTATATTTTCGTCACTGTTCTTTGACCTGGCAAAGCACCATCTCGAACAAAAAGGCTTATCTAAATTTTTTATTTTACTAGGGGGCCTTTTAATCTCTTCCTGGCAAAAGAAACAGTAGTATTTTTTCTTACTTATTTTAGTTTGAAGTGTCATGGCTGCCAATTTTTCTATATTGTTTCTTAATTTTATCGATATCAGTACCAGGCTTTACATACACCGTAGTTTTGTGATCAATCTTCACAGCTATCTTATTCGACAGATCTTCATTAACTGATGCAAATACCTTTTCAGCCTGTTTATATGGTTTGGAAAGCCTGTATAATTTGTCAAGCCTTTCCTGTTCCTTGCGACGGTCATCGTTAAGTTTCTTTAATCGCTTATCTTCCAAACGTTTCGCTGCAGCCAGACCTTTTTTAACGGCAGCAGCTTCCTTTTGCTCAATTGCTTTTTGTTTACGCACGACCCTGGTATCCGGCTTTGATTTTCGCTTTGTTATCAACAATTCCAGCCTTTCCTTTTGTTTCTGCAGAAGACTTTTTTTGATAATACCACCACCGGTCATTTTATCAATGGCGGCATGCACGACATCAACAGGCTGATTTAGCATATCAGCAATTTCTTCATCAGTCAGCTTAGTAAGCTGGAGCTGGATAAAGATCCTTTCAAAATTTGTAAGCTTATTTTCCACTTGGCAATTGTTTGTCTAAACTGTGTTTATTTTCCTGGTTAGCAATTCTTATAAAGTCAAGTTCTACTTTCACACTGTTTACAATCACATTACCGACACTTGTAATAGCCTGGGCCCTTCTTATTTCCTTTTGGAGGTCGACATTATCATCGATAAGACGCTTGAGTTGATCGAACATCGCAGCACGTAGTTCCTTTATCTGGCTATCACCGGCGCCATTAATTTTTTTGTTCATGTTTTTTTATTTGACGGTTGATTAAAATCTGCAACCTTTTTACTTCAATAAGATCCTTGTTTGCTTTTACATCTTCAAACAGGTGGCGACCGTTTTTACCAGCAATAGTTTGTGCTACATATCCATCCGTAAGATTATAACTGGCAGAATTTCTTCTCATGTTTTCAGCCCGGGTAATTAATTCCAGATTTTTTAAAGTACAGTTCATTGTATTTCCATCCCGAAACCATAAACACTTTCCTCTCGGAAGTTTACCGTTCTTTCTTTCCCATTTATGCTGATGCAACGGATACCACTTACCTAATTCAACCCGGATGTATTTATAAGCCTTGCCATCTCTGTTTTTATGATCAACACGGATGCTGATATCTCCATCTTTAACACCAATTGAATTATGTGGAAGATTCCCCCTCTTAAACCTTGTGGCTGCAGTTCTCTTTATGGCAGATCTGGTCATATACTCAGACTGCTTTTTACCTTTGTTAAATGGTATATTACCTGGCTTAATTCGACTATCTTTTTTACGATTTTCAATTATTTCTTTCGGAATAACCAGTCCTAGCTGCCGCAACCTTGTTTTTACGAATGTTTCGCTGCGGCCAAGGTTTATTGATAGCTGATTTACATTGATCTTTAAATAGTTCTTCTTCAAAAAGCAATCGGTTTTTTTGTCAGAAGTGGTACGTTTTTTCATCGCCTCGCTCCTAAGTTTCAGTTGTAGTTTTTGGGGCGCTGTTAGCTTATTTTTCCTCATATATCTTCCAACAACATCTTTTCCTACTCCGAAATGTCGGGCCATATCAGAAGCACTCATAACAAGCCGGTTGGCTTTTATGAATTTGATATTTGCAGATGTTAAACTTAGAATGCCCATGGCTTAATAATTATACAACCGGCTCTGCCGTCATTTTATTTCTAAGTGCTTTGATTTTTTTGGCGACATTCTCCTGGCGCTTGATGGCCTTTTCCTCCTGCTCCAGCTCAATGGTTTTAAGAGCATCAGCGAATTCCAGCCGGGCAAAATCCATACTCATTGCATGAGCAACAGAACTTGATTCGTGGCCATTCATTGGGAAAGCTTTACCAACCACCAGGTATTGAATTAATTTAGTAGCAACGGAGCCAGGCACCTTAACCGTAAGAAAGTATTCGATTTCAGATTCACTGGAAACCCAGTCGACTTTCAGGTATGGCTTAATAATGTTTTCTTTGAAGTCGCTCTTAGCAGAATAATCAAGTGCTTCATAAAGAAAACCGCACACTACCCTGCTAATATCTGTATCTCGAAGGATGTTACCGTATTCAATGCCATCGCGCCAATGCTTCATGGAGATGAAATCAGATCCCTCATGATCTTCCGGAGCATCCTTTAAAAATTTTTCACGGGCCGCCTGGTAGATTTTCTTATGATCCAATTCCTTGTTGCGCATTTCCCGCATTTCTATACCGGCTATTTCAGATATTATTTCGTTATCTCCAGCATTACCCGAAGCTGCATCAACAAAAATTTTAGCTGCAGGTTTCAATTCAATCGGTATGGTTTTTCCTTTATCATTGCCAAGCAATACATATGCATCAACGACACGTCCTTCCTTTCTGGCTTCATCAAGTCTGGCTTTATTTTCAGCGCAATCCCTTACATGATCAGCATAATCAATCTTCGCTTGCTCCTCTCCTTCCGGATCATCTTCAAAATCATAATCCTCGGCATATTCTTCCCAGGTACCAGGTTCAGTGTCCTCGTAAATCTTACTATACATTTTCTCATCCAGCACATTTACACCCAGCTCTTTTGCAGCTGCAACAGTGGCTTTTTCTTTGCTATCAGGATAATTGCTACCAGCAATTACAAAACGTCCAGGATCGGCGGCAATCGCATGCAATTCTTTAGTTTCATGCCTTGCAACTTTAATATTAAAACATGCTGGTTTAGTGCAATGCTTGCCTTTCAGATCATCGAATAAAAGTGGCTGGTTTGAGCTGTTGAATTTGCATTTCGTGCAGGCGCCTGCCTCGGGGTATAACTTTGCATCACTGGTTTTAAAAGGCGCCTTATCCAATCTTTCGGAGGCATCATCACAGCATCTTTCGATCTGCCAACGCCTGATATCAGATTCAGGATTCTTCCAATCATTAGGAAGCACTTCCTTTAAAATTTCATTTTGCAATTCAGGATCCAATCTTGAAAGCATAGCGGCATGCTTCATTTCTATTCGGTTGCTAAAAAACAATTCCTGAGCATCATTCACCAGGTCAGCCAGCTTGATGCGTTTTACAATAAAGCTTTCACTCTTACCAACACGCAACGCTATTTCATCAGGCGTATACTTGTCAGCCAGTTTTTTGAAAGCAACAGCCTCTTCCATAGGGTGCACATCTTTTCTCTGCAGGTTTTCAGTGATTTGCACTTCAAGGGCTTCGTCATCTGCGAGGTGCCGAATTACTGCAGGTATTTCTTTAATGCCTGCTGCAATGGTTGCTTTCAGCCTGCGCTCTCCACATACGAGCATGTATTTGTTAGCATGCGGCCGAACCATGATCGGTTGCAGTACTCCATTTGTTTTTATGCTTGCAGTCAATTCAAGCATAGAGCTTTCGTCAAAAAACTTTCTGGGCTGGTTTGGATCCGGCATAATTTCTTTCACCGGGATCACTTTATATTCTGCCATATGGAAATTATGTTTTAGTGATTATTGAAAAGGAAGTTCCTGCTGTGGATCAGTTGCATGGTGACCATCCAGGTATTTCTGAATTTCTACACGAGCCGTCTCAATGCTTTCCAGCAAATCATTTGTATAGTCATAAGCATTTTCACTTTGATCTTCAAACCTGGTAATAGGAGTATTGAAGATTAATGCTTTGCCATTTTTAAGTGTCTTGGCGCCGGTAAGGATAACACCTTCCATTTTTTCTCCGCCGACAATCGTAAAACCGCTTACCGAAAACTTTTCAAGGTCCGGATGCTCCGGAGCAGCTATATCGTTAATAGAACTCGAATTAATAAATTCAGCGAGGATGGCCGCATGAATAGAGAGGTTGCTAAAGGCAACGCGAAGGCTTTGTGCCGGGGGCGGTGAATTTTTACTTTTACTGCATTCCGCAGGATTACCGTCGTCATCCTTTTCAATAAATTCAACTTCCACCTTATCGCCCTTAAGCAGCTTTCCTTTTGTAATGATTGTTTTCATTTTTGTATTTTATGTATAGTTTTTTGATCAAATGCCTTCTACTAAGTTGCCTTACCAGGCTTTTGTTAAACGTGTACCGGCCATGCTTATCCTTTTTAAGAACCGATTTCAATATCATATCGAGTTTATGAACATTCATTACCGGGCAATGATTAGCGGTTTTTATACGATAGCAATCTGTACCGGCATGGCTCACGCTTTTCACCATGTAGCATCCGCTTAACAGGTACATTGTTACTCTTTTTTGAGTTGATGTCATGCTCATAAAAGCTGAACTTTATTTTTTACTACTGAAAACCTCACTTTGTTTTTCCCTTCAACAATCAACACAGGATCCCGATCTGCAATTATGGTAACTATATCAAGCCGGCTGCCGTACAATGTTCCTTTCTTCATGATGCTGCAAACATCTGCGAGCAGCCTGCATCTTGATATAGTAGTTGACATTCTTATCCGAAAGTTTTAATTAATAACGAGGTTCATCATCATCGTCATCCAGATCATTATCATCATCATCATCTGATGCAGGCAAAGCAGCTGGTGTATTTTTCTTAAGCATTTCCTGAACTTCCCATATCTGAATTGGCTTTTGGTCCAGCCGCTCAGCATAGAACTTTGCAGTTTGTTCATCAACGGGATTGATAGAATAGATAGCAGCTGCACCAAACAACCTGGTGAATGCCGGCTGCTTTGCGGTTTCAGGAACATCCACTCGAGTCATGTTTGTACCGCCTATACTTTGCTCAGTTAGCCAGCCGGAAATCTTTGCATGGCCAAAAAGCTCCACCAAAGCAAAAAATTCAACTGGTGTTTTTACTTGATCCATATTATCGTTTTTGTTTTGTTCACCCGGACAGAGAATATTTTAAATTTGTTTCGATAAATGATTATTGCCCACTGTCTTGTATATCCCCATAGTTAACTCGATATCATAAAGAGCATCGTGCAGTTTAGCATCGTCTACTTTAATATCCAGGAAAGAAGCAACAGTTTTTAATTTAAAATCAAGCATTTTATGCCGGTCCTGGATAAGATGATTTGATGCCAATACCATCACATCAATCGAATTACTCCAAAACCAGGAACCAAAATATTTGTCACCATTGTTAAGAAACCATTGCCTTAAAAATTGGTTATCAAATGATGCGTTGTTATAACCGGCAAGAAAAAATTTGTCAGATTTATTGTACTTATCAACATATAACGACATAGTAGTTATCAGATCGTTATACACTTTGCTCATTGGATCATAAGCCGCTATCTGCTCCCTGGTAACGCCTGCTACATCCAATGCCGCCTGGTCAATGATGGCGCTTGCATGAGGCTTCACTTTATAGTTGAAATGCTTTTTTATTTCACCATTAATCACGATGGCTCCTGATATCTGATGAATGCCGTGAACTTTATAATCGACTCCAGTCGTTTCAAGATCAAAAAATAAAATCTTCATATTGTAGTGCTGGTTTTAAGTAGGTGAGTAAATTCCTGTTGTGCATATACTCCAGGAATGAATTAATAAGTGATATGAGATCATGATCCATTCCTTCATACCGAAGGCAATGAATGGCAGGATGAGGAATGATCTTTATTTTCTTCTCATCATATACAGAATAGAATTTTTGTTTCGAAAGATTTGGCAAACCATCAAAGCCTTTCACTTCAAACACATCATACCAAAACACCTCAAGATCCTGTATATCCAGGTAAAACTTCCATTGGCAGCTATCGAGGTACTCTTCCACACTAAATGCTCTGAATTTTGTTTTGATATCTCTTATTTCGATGCCTTCAATACCATCCAAACGACCGCCTACCTGGATCGGCCAGTATAATGTGTCATATACTTTGCTTATAGTCATTTCATGAACCATAAGCGGGTGTTGCTCCCGGTAGTATAGGGCAGGTTCGGCTTGTTCTTTTGAAAAAATGAAATCACCTGATTTAAACAGGCCTCCGGCATATTGATACTTGCCTTCAATCAATTCGTGGTAAGCTCCTCCAAATTTGGTTTTGTCATTGCCGGTAAATAATCCTTTAATGCTTTCTATTAGTGATGCTTCACTATCAAATGATGATTCCTCACACATATATCGCCGGAACTTTTCCAGTGTGGTCACACTGATGCGGTACATTGGTTCCATACATAAAAATTAAAGAAGCGGCGGCTCCGTAGAACATGCCGCCCCGGATTAACGAAGTGATAATGATTCATCCTGGTAAATGCGTATGCCGGCAATTGAACGATTGCCTGATGCGATGGCCGCACGGATTGCAGCGCTGTCAATTGCCAGGTATTCGCGTGGCACCCGGGAGATGTCAGTCACCTCATAAGTCCAGCGCTTTGTGGTTCCTTTTACCGAAGATGTGGCAAAGGCAGCCGCGTTATAAACTGGTGCAGGAGCTACTGCCACTGCTACAGGATCCGGCAAATCAACTTCGTCAGTACTCCCAAAAGCAGCAAACAATTCATCTTCCTCCTCCTCTGGCACAGTAACCTTTTCGGTCTGTCTTTTAATGGATTCGGAAAAGCCATCTACCAAGCCTTTAAAAAGTCTATCATCGTAATTCCTAACCTCAGCATCGGTAACCACGCCAATGTTTTCCATGCGATATGCACCATCCTTTATTTCGAAGCCAAGCTGCGTAAGCATAGCAATCCTGGCATCTGTCCGCAGCTTTAATACTCTTTCTTCTTCAACTTTCTGGAAGGCCAGTATAGCGGTTTTGGCCACTGTTATGCTTCCATCAAGCTGCATGCATAAGCCTTTTGCAAAAGTGTTTATGGCCGTCACCGAATCGTTGAATGGTTTAACCAGCACCTTGCGCCTGTCTTCAATTGCTTTGCTTACGGTATTTGCCTGTTTGGCCACTTCCAGGGCTTTCTGCTGATCTTCAACAGAGGTTATCTTTTTAAACGGTTCCAGGGCCTTAACAGCCAGCTTCACCATAGCTTCTGCCTTATTGAATTTTTTGATATTGGCCGATATTTTTTGAGGATCCCCCTTCAATATTTCTGATGGGTTGATCACAATTGTTTTATTCATTTTACTATGCTTAAGAAATTAAATAATGTGGTTAGTTAAAAGGCAGTTCTTCCGGAACTAATTTGGCATCCGCATCAATAATTGATGCGCCTGGTATTGCCTTCTTTAAATCCGGATCAACATCAACTGGTTTTGGCGGCGGCGGCGGAGCAGGGGCAACAAATTGTTTCAATTCCTTTTTATAAATCCAACCTTTCGAAATTGCTTTTTCGCTTATCAGTTTGTTAAGCGGGTCACGCAGGTATTTGGCCAGTTCCTGAATAGGAGTAATAAGCATGTTCAAATCATCAACCTTTGTGATATCAGCTATTTGCTTTTGAAATGATTCAGATTTTTCAAGTGCTTCGCGTTGTGCCTCACTCATGGAAACGATGCTTTTCTTTACTGAAGCAATCACTTCCGACATAAAGCTTTTCAAGGAAGGGTCCGTTTTATCCGGCACCGGCATCATGGGCAGGTTTGCTGTGTTTTTCCCGATCGTTAAATCAGTGGGTGTCCATTGGATATTCCGCTGGTTATTTACGAAAGAAACATAACCAACCTGGTCAGCAACGCGAAGTATTAATTGGTAAGATTGACCGGTTACGTCAGGAATGCTCCTTTTTGTATCATCGTCCTTTTTGGCATGCGCAATTATTATCACATCTGCTCCAATAGAGCGGCAGGTATTTAGAAATCTTTTGAATTCGTCACCAATGGCGCCGTAGGCCTGCAGCTTGTTTTTTTGAAGCTTGAAATCCTGCTGAACCACCCATACCATAAGGAAATCATCCAGTGCAGCCTTGGCGGTATCAACAACAATTGTCTTGTAGTGCTTAAAAGTGCCTGCCTTTTCTTCGGTCAATACATCTTCCCATCCGTTCATAATGAGGGTATCCTGGCGGTAAAAACTGCGGCTTACGCCACGGTCAAAATCAAGTATGAGCGGTTTATCGGCAGTATTGCCAAGCGTTGTTTTTGCTGACCCTGGTTCTCCATATAAAGCTATAACCACGGGCCTTTCAGGAAGCGAATCGTTACTTTTAAGTATTGGCACGGTTTTGAGTTTTATTGTTATGAATTTTAGTGACGGTTGATTTATGGATGTTGAACAGCCTGGCAATTGCCGGTTGCTTGGTTCCAGACGAAACCAGGTTCTTTATAGTTCTTACATCAGCATTTGAAAGTTTTTTTCGCATAAATTTGTATTTGAGTTTTAGAAAAATGAGTTTAAGAGCCCGGGGCCTTCACCTCCCGGGCTTTTTGTTAGAGGATAAAATTTAATGAGCCGGATATTTTGAAACCTTAACAGGATCACGGATAATCCAGCTAGCAGGCACTTTAGGACCGGCAAGCGTATACCAATCATCACCGATTTTGTTTACAATAATATTCTGAACGTAAGTGTATCGAACGCCAGTTATATCACTTATCCTGGAATCTGATTGCAAAACGAAATAAGCAACGGTATCAAGCTTGTTAGACTTCGATTCACTAACAATAACCTCTGCCGTTGCTACTCCTATAACAGGATCGTTTTGCTTTGAGCAGGCGACTAAAAAGAATGTTGAGAATAATAATAATTGTTTCATTTTATGTTGTTTGATTGTTTTGGTTTTAAAAGGCCGCGATAAGAATAAAGCGGCCGAAACGATTGCTTTCTATGAAAAAGAAACTTTATTTATACTTGCTCTTAAAGATGAACCCAAACGTTAGATTGAAAGTCTCTCCGTTATACTCAAAATTTACAAGGCCATGATTCAACTCATATCTTATGCTCCCACCAATTTTTGCCTGCACTTGCCTTGTTTCTTTTCCTACCGGTAAAATTCCTGTGTGAATGAAATAGCCGATCATAAAGCGAATGTTATCCTGCTGAAATCCGTTATCCGTTCCATAACCAGTCTGTAAGCTTACAATCGGGTGCCAGTTATCCATACTTGCCCTCACACCTAATTCAGTATTTATCCAACTGGTTTGAGCTTCTATAGCAATTTTGGCCGTTCCCTGAAAGCGGGAATTAAAGCCGGCATCAATTGAAACCTGGCTGTGAGCGTGTGTTGCTGCACCAATTAATAGCATTGCAAAAAGTGTTTTTTTCATTTGTGTGATTTTAATTTGATTAATTAAATGTGTCCTTTAAGTATTGAGTATTGGCTAGAGTTGCTCACCAATAATAACCGCGACAACTTCGAGCTTTACCCCTCGCGTGATTTGTAAACAATACATTAAAGAACACATTTTGTGAACAGGGCGGGATTCGAACCCGCAAGTCGTACATTCATTTATCTGAGTTCGACCAGCTCAAAGTATTTAGAATGTGTGTTTACCATTACACCACCTGTTCATCCCAATTTATCCGCCTCTTTCATCAGCTTATCATCACGGTCATTTAAGTATAGGCCTAATCCGAAACAGGCAATCAAAACAAAACAGCTTGTGAGGCAATCGCGGCCAAGATGTGCCTGCTCTATAAACGATAAAGTGAAATACATGGCTAATATTTTTTGTTTAAGATTTTGATGATCTTAGGAACCACTTTCAAAATCATGTTGAAAGAAAACAGCGAACCGGTAAGCATGCCAATAGCGAATAGAATTGTGTTCATGCGTTTATTAATTGTTTGAAATCATTTACTTCCTTTTCTGCCAGCACATTCATTGCCTCGAAAAGATTTATGTTTTCCTCTGCAAAAAGCAGTTTGATCACTTTCGGGAGTGCTATGATCTGGCCTACATGCATCAGCATCATCCATTCAGACAACGATGGGAACGTTCTCAATTCAGCCATAAGAATCAACTGGTAACGTTGATGCTCATGTTCATCATTATAGGCCCAGCATTCAATTGTTGATCCGTAATAAGTAACATAGCAGGTCTTTTCTTCCCGGTTCATGAACTGGATACCGAACTTGTTTTCCGTAACAATAAAATCAAGTTCTATCATAGCTTCGATGATATCAGGCTTTACAAGCTTTTTAGTAGTCATGCTCCTATCAGTTTTGATTTGTAATAAAACCTTTTACCGCCCTGGCCTATGGTGTATGCATCTGTGCTTATAAGCCCTTTGTACACCTTTGTTTGCAATGTGGATACCGATCGGTTCAAAAGCTTTGCGGCTTCTTCTTCGCTGATTAAGTCGTCAACCACTGCCCGTTGGTTTATGGCCTGCTCAATGGTAGCCAGCTTAGCCATTAGCTTATTGAAGTCTCTTTTAGTGATCGTATCGTTAACAATGCTCATGCTGCTTTTATAACATTTTTAAACATGCTTACTACCTGCCCTGTCAATCCGATTTCCCGGCTTACCCTTTCAAATTCGTGTGAAGCTGCAAAACGTAATACCTGACCAGGTGTGAAAAAGAAGTCTGTCCATTTCACTTCCACCGGCCTTTCTGTGTGTGCTGGTTCGCCATGATTGCCAATTGATGGAAGCAGATTCATTACAAACATTTTAAAAGGCTTTTTTTCGAAGTGATAAATAAGGCCATGCTTCTTTAAAAGTTCCGCTTGCTCAAGCTGTGTGGTGATGTGTATGTATTTGGCTTTGCCATCAGTATAATAAGTGAAGCGCCCGCCGTTAGGCGTTGGGTAATAATATCCTGTGTGAGGGATGTCGATGTTTGATTGGATTTCGTGCATCCAATTCTTTTTGTGAGAAATAAACATTTGGTTGGTTTTAGATTTTTATATTGGATTTGGATACACTTCTTTAACAGGCTCAGCAATACGTTTGTGAAATGGATGAGCTACGCGGTAACAGTTTCTTCAAGAAGGTCCATTACGTTTTCGATTTTCAATTCATCTGCGATGGCCTTAAGCGCATCCATTTTGGTGAGGCGCCCGTTTTCTTTGTTGTCATTCAAATGCTTGTAAAACATTTGATCACTGCAATCGAGCTTTATAGTCAAGTTTCGTCGCATTGCTACGTTGTTAACCTGTTTTACTATTTCATCTTTCAGTCTCATGTCTTTTTATTATGTTAGCGTTTGTACAGTACAAATATAATAGAGCATTGTTCTATTATCCAAATAATTTAGAACATATTTCTAAATTATTATTGAAACAGTGTTTCAGATTAAAAAGGAAGTATTAAATGACACAATACACAGCGGCTGAAAAGGATAAGGTTCTTTGCAGGGTTGCTGACAGAAGGGACAGGCGTATGGAAGTAGATATGAAGAAAGATCCAGATAGGGATATTATTCAGCACCTGCTTGATCTTAGAATATTCGAGAAGGACCCCACAAAAGGGTTTAGTGATAATACAATGATATGCCTGGCTGATAAGGGGGCAGAACTATATGCCAATGCAGGGTTTAAAGGGGAAAGGAAAAAGGATATAATTGAAACATTATGGAAGGCTTTTGACACGCTAAAGCCCTGGTAGTAAACCGCTATTTAATTTTTCGCGGGAAAAAGATCATCGTAAATAGCAGTTATATGCCCTTCTTTCTTTAAAAATGCAATTAGTTTTTTTAGATCAGGAACAGTAATCTGTAAGCCACAGAGCCGCATTTGATACATGGTTTCTGTAAGGCTGGTTGCTTTTCCGACTGCACAAAGGGTTAGGAGAGCATCGAGCAACTCGGAACTATGGCTATCGAGTTCTACATTCCCATCGCTGTCAACGGTAATGGATTTATAGGGACCATTAGGATTTTTTATAGCTAATTCGGCAATTAGCGGAAATATTTTATGAAGAATAACCTGCAACCTGATTTGAATTCCGATTATAGCCAGTAGCAGGACGATCATAAAATAGGACATAAAATAAAAATTTAAAACCAAAAATAGAGCAAAGCTCTATGACAACAAAAGAACGGCTTATATCAGTAATTGATCATCTTAGATTAAATCCATCTCAATTCGAGAAGAATGTTGGATTATCAAACGGCTATGTAAATAATATTAGAAGATCTATAGGCCCAGAATCAGTAGATAAAATACTTAAAGTTTACCCGCAGTTTAATAAAGCCTGGCTTCTATTAGAGGAAGGCACAATGCTGAAGCCACAGCTTACCGATGACGATAAGCTGCACGTTTTCGAAGAGGATCCCGAACCAAAAAAAGTCTTTATTAGTTCAAATTCGACGGATCATCGCCTTGCATCAGTTCTTTTAAAGATCGCTGAAGACCTAAAGGAATTGGCTGGTATTGTTCATGAAAATGCGAATAAAAAGCCTGTGGCGCCGCCAATAGCACAGGGCAACAGCGCTCTTTCGGGAGTAAGGCGTGTTCAAAAGGGCAACAAAGAAAATACGGGCACGTCTGGCACGGGTGCTTAAGGAATGGCATAAGGTTGGATTTAGGTACCCCAAACTTATTTGCCAGCCATCCACATTAAAAAAGGTGTTTTCACGGTATTTAGGGAACGGCAAGAAAATATTTTATAATGAATCAAAATATAAATCTTTCATGGACTTCAAAGATTCTATCAAACAACTCGCCGAAAGGATAAACAAGCATAAAGAACTAGTACAGACAGAAGAAGCTACAAAGCATTCTTTCGTAATGCCATTCCTGCAGGCCCTGGGTTATGATGTATTTAATCCTCTTGAAGTGGTCCCTGAATTTATTGCCGATATTGGTATTAAGAAAGGCGAAAAGGTTGATTATGCCATTGTAAAAGATGGGCAGCCGGTTATATTAATTGAATGTAAACACTGGAGCGCCGATTTAAACCCTCATAATTCGCAACTTTTCCGGTATTTCCATACAACAAAAGCCAAGTTTGGCATACTTACCAATGGTTTTGAAAGCCGTTTTTATACCGACCTGATAGAGCCTAACAAAATGGATGAAAAGCCATTTTTCATTTTTGATGTAAGGGATATAAGAGATAACCAGGTTGAGGAGCTAAAGAAGTTTCATAAGAGTTATTATGATCATGCCACAATTGTTTCAACTGCAAGTGAGTTAAAATATATGGGTGAATTAAAAACCCTCATTAACACGGAATTTAATAACCCATCACCTGAAGTTGTCAGGCATTTTACAAAGCAGGTTTACCCAGGAATGGTTACTCCTAAAGTTTTGGACCAATTTACCCAGCTTATTAAAAAGTCATTTCAGCAATATATCAATGACCTTATAACTGACCGGTTAAAAACAGCTCTTAAGACTGAGCAAACCGACCAGGCGGCAACTGAAAAGACTGAAACTGAAGCGGTAAAACTTCCCGAGAGCAATATAGAAACGACTCAGGAAGAGTTGGAGGCATATCAGATTGTAAGATCAATTGTACGTAAGACATGCCCTGTTTCTAAAGTAAATTACAGGGATGCACAAACATATTTTGCTATATTGTTTGATGACAACAATCGGAAACCTATTTGCAGATTTTACTTAAACGGCGGCAAGAAATATATTTCTCTTTTTGATGAAGACAAGCTTGGTATTAAAAAGGAAATAGCAGGATTAGATGACATTTTCAATTTTAGCGATGCATTGTGTAAAACTGTATCGGCGTATCAAAAAAAACCAGAATAAAAAAATGAATAAAATCCTTACCTCTTACATCTTTTTACTCTCCATTGCCTGCAAAGAAGCGCCAGTTACTGAAAGCAAGTACGACTCTATTGCTAAACATGAAGTAGAAAGAGCTATGCCTGAAACATTTTTTACTTATAAGCCTTTGAAAACTGAAGTAGATTCTGGAATTAATAATCCGACAATAAATTTTGTTGGATATCGCATTCGCCACACGTTCAGGATAAAAAATAATTCTGGCCAGGAAGTTGAAAAGAAGATCAATATACTTATGACCTCATCTGACTCATTATTCAACGCTGGATTGGAATAAATGCCTTATAAAGAAAACTTTATTGCCGGCATTCGCCATTTAATGGCTGACCATCCGGAGCTTGATACTGTGAAAGCTGCGGCCGGCTTTCTGGGCATTAATTACATGAGCCTGCACAAGATCATGGATGGCACCAACAGCCCAACCATAGCCCAGTGTATTACGCTTTGTGAGAAAGCAGGTTATAATGCCAATTGGCTATTGCTCAACCAGGGAGAGATTTATTATAAGCAGGAAGTGAACATGGAAAAGTTATTTGCTGAGCTGAAGGGGATACGAGACGAGATGGCTAAGTGGGGATAATAGCCAATGTTTTTAGCATAGCCCAGTTTATTTACTAACTTTTACTAATACAGTTAATTTAACTTGCGCCCGATTTACTATTTAATCCCGTAATAGCTCTAATGGAAAAAAGAATTGAATCCCTGGAAAGGAATCTTAGCATTCTTACTAAAGAAATTCACGAGATAAAAGAACTTCTCGGAACAGGGTTTACAAAAATTGCTTACAATTTCGACTCTATAAAAAAGGAAATTGATGCTCTAAACAAAAGGGTTGATACGCTTCACAAAAAAGTTGATGTTTTGAATTTAACAGTAGTGGGTTGAAGCTGGAAAACATTTCCGAAGAAATTGCAAAAATCGGCGTAGTTACCAGGTATGATGAGCAATTTGATAATTTAAAGAAACTGAATTAACCCATCAACTTCCTGATTTTATTATCGATGACCGTATTTGTTATCCGGGCATAGATCCTGGCAACTTCCTTCGAATCTCCCAATAAACTTGCCACTTCATCAATACTAAAGCCCCGGTTAACCAGCATCATTGCGAAACTATGCCTGGCTGTATGCACCTTAACTTTCCTCCCTAGCCCGGCGAGTATAGCAATTTCCTTTACATACGCCCGGGTGTGCACCTCCGATATGGTCAGCGGATTGTTTTTTACGAAATCAAGAACCCGTTGCAGCATGGGATAAATTAGAATGGAAACTATTACCCCGTTTTTATGAGCCCTCAAAATTATCTTGCCATCCTTCACCATGGATCCATAATCGAAGGTCTTTAAATTACCTATCCTGTATCCGGCGAAGCAGCCAAGCAAAAAGTAATAGCCGGCCAGTTTGTGCGCG